GTTCGTTTGCTTCACCTGGCATTATTCGGCTTTCTGTTGTTCCATGGCACCATTAGCCGCGACATCCACACCCGTCTGGGTAGCGTATGCTGCAGCCTGCTGCGCTTGGAGTTGTTGCTGTTCAGCCTGCTTCTGAGCCTCAGATTTGAGATAGGCTGTCACCTTGATCCTACGCGGGGTAGCGAGGGCTTGATAGATGGCACCTAGGTTCAATTCGTTGAGGGCGGCGGGAGGAAGCTGATTAACGGCTGCTACGTCTGCAAGCCAGAGCTTTAACTCGTCTAGATCGCCGCCTCTTGAGAGGGCGTCCAAACCAGTAACGATGGTAGGCTCGAAGGTTTCCTTACCAATAGGAATGTCCACTTCGGACAGTAGCCACATGGCCAGGGGCATTTGGAAGTCAACTGCAATACGCGAATAGGCCCCGCCCAAAGCTGTTTCTAGCTCGGTCGCGACCATGCGGATTTCTTCTGCAGTAACTCGCTCGGCATCCCTAACGATCTGGCTACCTAATAGGAAGGCCCTGCCGATACGGTTGATGTACTCGGCTGTCTGGTTCATTGTGATCTGCAAGTCGCCGGATTTACCAGAGCTTACCAGATGCACGTCACCTTCAACACCGGGCATCGCGCCACCGTTAGGCGTACCCTCAAAGTCTTCTGGCCGGGTCATCCCAGCAGGGTTTATTAGCCAGCGGAACTCAGATGCGAGGATCGCACCCTGGACCTGTGCCCGAGAGAGGGCGGATAGACCGGAGAAGTCGTTCTCGTAATCCTCGACCAATCCTGTGCCGTAGTGCTGACCATCTGCCAAGTCCCACGTTAGCGGGCGGTAGGGCAGCTTTTCCTCTGACCACTTACCATCAAACCGCTTGGGCAATTGGAAGTTGTCAACCCATTGGGTCATACGGTAATCACCATCAGGATCGCGCTTAATCCAGCGGTACAGCGTAACCTCTCGGTCGTACTGTGCGCCTAGATATTGTGCAGCCTGTAGCTTAACCTCGTCATCAAGCTCGTCCAGCAGCATCTTATCTGCAATAACGATTTCCAGAACCTTGCCAGTCAATGACCGGCGAACTGCGTACTTCTTGATCCCGAGAACCCGGAAGGTATCTGATAGATCGATCAGGACATTGCCCGTGATAATAAGGTGCTTGACTGCCTCGTAGAGCTTAGGCCGAATAGCCTTCTTGTCTAGGACAGCAACAGCAGCTTTCTCGCCCTGAGCTAGAGCGTCTGCAATAGCAGTCTCGTCAGCGCCTGCCTCAGCAATTTGCTTGGCTACAGCTTTAGAGGGATCGAGACGAAAGAAAGGACGCGATGGGGCGAATAGCGCCAGCATCAGCTTATTGGACAGGTGGTTCGTGGATTGGGCACCTACTGCCTGAAAGTCCTGAGACACGTCCCGGTTATTGTCCGTCTGATTATCAGGCAGGCAAATCTTGGGTAGCGTGTATGCAGCGAACAATTCACAGCGGGTAATGAAACCACAGCGCAGCCCATCTAGCTGCTGCCACCGGCCCGGTGCATTACCTGCAAAGGCCATAGGTATTCCTTAAAGATTGATACCGGAAGTACGGTTGATCTGAAACGAACTACGAGTAGTCCGGCGGCGACCCGTGTTAGGATCAATCTCGGCGGCGGGAGTTTCCTCAGCTAGAGATACCTCTGCCTTATCGACGGGCTGTGCGAGTAGCTCAGCAGCCGCCTTGGAAGCCTGCTCCATACGGAGGGAGCTTTCCCGAGCTTGGGTGGATGCCTGGATAGCATACTGATCGTTTACCGCCTGTTGCTTGGCCTGGGCCTCCATAGCCTTAGCTTGCCGCTTAGCAGCCTTATTACCAAAACACATTATGTAATCTCCTTTGATAAGTTGATAGCGATACGGGAGAACCCCTCGCGTTCGTACAGGGAAGCTAGTGCGTTGTCGCTCTTAGCCAGCGCCGTTCCGGCACAGATGAACTTAGCACCAGCTTCCCGAGCCTTCGCCTCAAAGAACTCAATAACCGAAGCAAATCGGCTACCCCGTTCCAAGGCGAAGACTAACTGTTCAGCGAGGATTGGGGTATCGCTCCACCACATCGTCGAGATATCATATACTACTAGATACCCGTCCACGATATAGGCGTTATCAGCTTCAAACACATTGCGTAATGCTACCATGGGATCAATATCCCCGTGCATCTCCTTACGTGCCAATCGGCGAAGCTGATCTGCCTTCTCTATGAACTTATCTTTTACTAGTGCGTAGTGGTACGCCGCGAGCTTGGTCGTCGTCATTGATTGTGAACCCTTGACGGAGTATCCCTAATACATGTTGAATACCTAGTAGATACCCAACCTGCTGCTCTGTGGTGTCTTTACTCACCATTGGCTTAGGGAGCTGCCTCTCCAAGCTCTCATATACGGAAGTCGATAGTCTGTAGAGATCATTCATAGTTTGTCCCTTGGGTTGACCGGGGAAATAGATACGCCGAAGTTTCTCTATGGGAATATGTACCAAAACCCTCAAGAGAAAAAGTAGGGGCTATCGAGAACCTGTCGAAGATCAAGGTTCCCTCTAGCCGGGGGTTGGGGCAGGTCATATCGGGCCTGGATATCAGCAAGCGGGTCATTCTGCTCATACATAGCAACAAACTCTTCTCGGATGATCCGATATAGCTTAGCTGCATCGGCAGCGTGGGTGCCGTAGTCATCATGGATCATAGCGAGAGATAGTCCCTCGTAAGCTGCGGCGTTGATTACCAACTTCATGTGTGCCGCGTCGTGGCTATGGATGAAGTTGGGCGCTATACCATTCCTATGCTGCCTGGGGCAAGGCTTATCCGTATCTTGATACAAGGCGATCTTAGTGTTGCCTTGTAGCTTCGTATTGATCCGATGCATAGAAGTCGCTTGGTATATTTGAATAACCGGAAAGCCATCAGGGGCAACCCAAGAGATTTGGTCGTTAGTCTCAAGGATTTTCTTGACGTTGCTCTGTAGCCAGCTCATCGCTTCTGTAGCCTTAACGACTACTTCTCCGATACTATCCCAGACGTAGTGGCTGAGGAACTGCGCGGCTGCCCCGTACTCTTCCTTGGCAAACTCTGGGGCCTTACCTTCTCTCAGGTAGTCGTCCTTAATAAAGTCTGCGCAGGCAAACCTAGTTGAACCATAAGGCAAGGTCATAACACTACGCTTAACCAGTCCTCGGGGACAACCATGTGCTAGCCACAGTTTCAGATGCTTGTTGGCAAGTTCGGCTTTACGGGCTGCTTTTCCCGTTTCCTCGTCAGCCTCATCGACCATCGGGACAATCCAAGGAGTAGCCTGCCTAAGTCGGAGCAAAGTTACATCCCCGACGTTCTGATAGATGTCATTAGGCTTGTCACTAGGGACCAAGTTAGTAGCCCTGCCTCCAATCTCGTCCCGTAGCATAGCGGAGAAGTTCTGCAGTCCATTGCAGCTACCGTCCATACCTACCGGCAAGTGACTAACAAAATCATGAGGGCTATCCTGCCAGTCCTTATACTCGAAGCACCAGGCCAAGAACTGCAGAGGGCTATCGGCAGCCCGCCATTCTGAATGGGATACCGGGTCTTCCGCAATTCGCATGATCGCGTCATGGTCGTTCTTGATCAGTCTAACCCGATCGTCTAGGCTTTCCTTATCGTACTTCCATTTGTTAGCGCCATTAATAAGAAACCATCGCTCAGCGTCAAGACTGTCTAGCGGCTTGCCCTTAGCGAACCGAAGCAGTGCCTTTTGCAGATCGCTGCCCTGTGGGCTGACACCCGTTGTTTGAGCATAGAGCCGCCCACGGAAGTCCGCAAAATAGACAAAATATATTTCCTCAAACTGCCGGAACTTTTCCGCAATCCGCAAGGCTGTTGAGAACCTGCCGAACTTGGTTCCTGCGATCTTGCGCTGCGTGTACCATTCGCGCTTAGCGGATTTCCACGATGAAAATTCTTCTTGCTCGGTAGGAGACATCTGCTCATAGACCATGCCCTCACCTAGCCATTCCGGCTTGTCTGGGGCCAGCTTGTCATTAGAGCCGATGATTTCTTCGGTGTTGTAGTGTCGGGCGATGTGCTTAACGGCATCTAATAGCCGCCCATTTATCTGCCATTGGGTACGCTGTAGGCCGTTAATCGCAGAGAACACTCGCCTAAGATCATAGGTCTCGTAGTCTGACCAAGTAGCTCCCTTAGTAGCAATGCAGGATGGCTGTAGTCGCCTCATTTCCGTAGTATGGAAGCCCCCGTCTAATACGCTTATCCAATCCTTCGGCTGCTCTATGCAAGGCAGGAAGTAGGGGAGCGTGTCAATTACTCCCGTCTTAATAGCGTCGATTAGTTCTAGAACTGCGGGGGCGAGCATCACTTCAGTATGGGTCTTGATCGATCTTGCAGTACCGTCCTTTGAACCTTGTACCTTAGCGATTTCTACCATACCCAGAAGTTCTAGTCGGTCTAGGACGTAGGCCCCAACTTGGGCCACGCCGTTAGCACCCCACTCAGGCAAAGGCACTCCTGCCTGCAGAGCCTGCATACGGAATACCGTAATCTTGTGCCGTTCGGACTTACTCATTCTCCGGCCTAGATCATTATGCAAAGTATAGAAGAGGTCAGGCTCAATCTCTGCGAACATCGACAGTAGAAGCTCGCCATAAAGCGTTCTACCTAACTTAGCCATAAGCGTTCGGCCTATTCCGGGACTATCCCCGTCACCGCCGTTCATAAGGGTATTGAGGACTGAGCGGACACTCAGGAAGGCTACAGCCTCAGGATCGAGCGGCTCTAGCAGGGTGACATGTGCCTGATTGCGTCCTGGCTTCTTGGTGCCAACATCCTCTCGGATCAGAGCAGCAAGTGGCATGATGAAGCGGCGATATATCGCTTTCGCATACGGGTTGTTATCGGCGCTACCAGCATCCTCATTACGGCCCATCATATTCTCAGCGCGTGTCTTCCCGAACGCCGACATTTCTTTCTCTAATTCAACCTGGGTAAGCGGCCCCCTCTTGGCTACGTTCATGTCAGTGTTAGCGGCTGCTGCGGTAATTGCACTAGAGAAGTCAGTCATTCATTACATCCTTATCTGGCCGTGTTCGTGGAGCCGTTGCTTAGCCTCTGCGTAAGCGGCTGCTGCTAGTTCTTTGGTGGGATATGTCCCGAGCCGGTATCTTTGTCCCCGGTCTCCTATTGAGGCTTGAAACCCACTACCATTAGGGTATACGCCTAGTACGCCGGTATGAGATTTGCGATGCCCTGTTTGATTGTGGCGGTTTAACCTGTAGTCAGATGCCCTCAGATTGACTAGGCGGTTGTCGCGACCGTTGCCATTTATATGATCTATGCACTCAGGCCATTCTCCATGCGATAAGAACCAGGCCACTCGATGCTGGCCGCGTGACCGGCCCATGAACCAGATGCTTAGGTAGCCCGTTCCAGTTTCTGTTGTGATCTCTTTTCCGGCTTTGAACAGCTTTCCGGTTGCCGGATCGTAAGTTACCTCTTTAGGTTTAGGTCCGCGCTTACCCATCAGCTGTGATCTTGTCATATCTAATTCCCTTAAATCTTGGCTCTCTCAATAGACCGTCTGATGACAGGTCCATTGCCTCAACTTCGACGATATCGCCTAGTTTCGGCAGGTCAGCCAGCTTATGAGGAACGCCAGAACCAACCCCAAGCCGCCGACCATTAAATTCAACAACGAGCCTATAGACGTCACGGCCTGTCTTTTCTCCTGGCGCTGAGCTAATTTCGATAACCTTGAGGTCGAACGACAATTTCTGCTTGATCTTGATAATCTCGCCAGTAGTGCCGCTGCCTACAGTCCATGTACCGTTAAGATCGCGAAGCACTAGCCCGTCAAAGCCGCCGATGGCTACAAGCTGATTGCAGCGCTCTTGAGGATCGCTAGAGCCGGGTTCCCAGAAATCGGCAAACTGGAACGGGTGTTCTGACCCGTCAGGCAAGATGCCCTTCCAATTAGCTACCCGGTCTCTATACGGCGTAGGACAGTAGCCCTTCCTAAAGTCGTCGAGTGGGATGACGTCATTGATGACAAAGCCCAGATCATAGTTAGGCTTGCCCCTACGGAACGCCCCACTAATCTCGTTAAACTGGCCCTTACCCGGCCACCACGCTTCGCCTATTACGGCAACGCTGCGCAGCGGTGTGTCTGCGCCGTATAGCTTCTCGCCCCAGGCCTGCATACAGCTACCGACCACAGACATGCTGATGTACTCTTCGCCAGTACGACTAAAGCATTTGGTATAGCCAGCGTACTCGTCAAAGATCAGTATAGCACAGCAGCCATCATACTTGGCTTGTTGCTCAAAGGTAGCGAGGTCAATACCCGCCGCTACCTTCTTCTTAACCTTAGAGAACTCGACAGCCTTCTGAATGATGTAATCTTTAGCCACACAACTCTCCGATCAAAATTAGAACACCTAGTAGGCAGCACCCGATAACCCAAAGGCGGAAAATATTGTACATAAGATTATCAAGCACGCTTACGTGTCCTCTTATGAATTACCGTGGAGCATAGTGATCCAAAGCCGCTACCTAGGCCAATAGGAATGATTACCCAGCCGAACCCATTGTGGGCCATGTTGAACACCGTGACCACTTCCGCAGCGGCCATGGCGAAGCTAGTCGGAACGATCCACCAGAGTTGGTAGTGGACTACATTCAACTGCTGCCATGACTTGAGGAAGATGAACACGAAGCTAGTGCAGAACACTAGCAACGCGTTCCAGATCATCGGTTAAGTTCCGACAGGAACAAGGCGTTGCAGATAACATGATCCCAATGCCTTAGCCCACTCTCCGGGTCTAGCTCTTCACCCTGCTCGACTGCCGCTAGGTGCCGGTACAGCGCATCGCGATAGCGCTCCTTGCCCTCAGGAACAGTGCGCCAGCTATGGGCCGCATACTTGTTAGCTCCGAAGGTCAGCACCTTGGCCACGCCTTCAAGTGCCTTGCTCATACCCTCCATAAGAAGGGACCAGCGAGGCTTGCCGCCATCGAACTTCATACCCGTCCCTTGAGCACCCGGTAGCGGCTTGCCCTCGATCTGGGCCTCTACAGCCTTAGGAAACCAGTTCGGGCGGCGTATCAACCCGACACAACTGCTACATTTTGTGCTGCTCGCAGGTTCTGCTGAATATAGGCAGGTAGAACAGTTCCGGTCCATATCAATCTCCAATGTGATCTAGCTGAATAACAAAGCTGTCGTAAAGGCTAAGCCGATTATCCTTGCGAGCTACATGAAAGCCCATCCACTGAGCAGGTACCGAGCTATATCCAGCAATACCAGAATACTCAGTACCACCAGCAGCCGCCCCAAAGAACGCACCGTTGACAACCATCTGACCGCTATTAAAGCTAGTAACAGTGTGCTTATCGCCCATGCGGAAATAAGTAAGATGCTGCTTCTCCTGCTCACTGCGCTTGATCTTGTGCGCCTTCATTGGCTGTTCTGCGCAACCCACTCCAACACCATGTTCATACAGCGCACGCTGCCCATAGAAATCCACAATGCCATAGGAACCCTCAGGGATCGTCCATTGGACATTTGAATATCCAACTCGTGTGGTGAGTAGTTCCAGAGAACGGTACATGCACCAGCTAAGGTGGTTCTTGCCGGGCTCGAACATGTTAAGTCCGTGGTCATCATGATCGTGGTTTCCTGTGATAGCCATGACTTCCATAGGGATGCCTAGCCTAGCTAGCGGTTCGATAACGAACTCAAAGATACCAGCCTGCGCATCGAACAATTGCTCGGCAGTAGAGGTGTCCGTAGCCCTTGCGCTGTTGCTGTGCTTCTTGTCGCTCTCAATGATATCCCCCAGCAGGCCAAGCACAATCCGCTCAATACGGTAGCCTACCGCAGCCTTCTGCTCAATCTGAAACAGAGCCGCACGGCCGTACTCAAACAGGCGCTTGCGGGCCACGTTGGTGGTATATCCTGGGGCCAGCTTGCCGATCTGTAGATCGGACAGCAGAAGCTCGACCGTAACCGGAGTACCCACCTGACCACCGACGAACTTGCGGAAGTCAACCGGGGGCCGCTCGGGCAACTCGTCAGCGATCCGAGTGAGGGCGTCTAGGAACCCGTCACGGTCGCCCACAGCCTCGCTCAGCGCCTTTACGTCCTTCCGCAGCCGGTTGTTCTCGGCCTGGAAGTTTCGGCTCCTGACGACCTCCTTAGCCCGGTCAAACGGTGCCGCCAACTCCTCGTTATCCTCCCTACTCAGGAAGGCACGGAGCCATTGGATGTTGACCCGTGTTTTATCGGGGTATAGGTCATTAAGCTGGCGAACAGCGCCGGTAAGGCTGGAAGACCCTGCCACAGCCTCGGAGACTTGCTTACGGGTACGGAGGCTAGGTAGGAGTTTAGTCATGAGTGGTTCTCCAAGTAGGAAGCAGCGGCCCTGAGCCTTTCAGGATTATCCTGCATGTAACCCAAGGTTAAGTTGCAGCGCTTACACAGCATGCCCCGTACCTTCATAGTTGTATGGCAATGGTCGATGTCAGTCGAGGGCTCGTTGCAGATGCGACAGGTAGGCTGACTGGCCACGAAGGCTAGCATCTCTTCCCGTGTCATGCCGTACTTCCTCGCCCTAAGATACTGGCTTTGGGCTTCTCTCTGTTCAGGCGTCATCTTTGCCCGCTGTTTAGCAGCTCTTACAGGGTCGTAGGCGGGCCCTCGCTTATCGTTGTAATTCTTCTTAAAGCACGGTCTGCATAGTTTAGAGCGCCCCCACTTGCTCTTGTTATGCTTTTGAAAGTCCTCTAAAGGTTTACTTTCTAGGCATACTCGACACTGTAGGCTTGCTGGTGGCTCGTCGTTTAACAGCTTGCTTATTCCTTTTAATACGCTTTTCATCGGGAGTTAGATGAGTACTGTGTAACATGCCCGTTATGTTTGTCATATGCATCTGCAAGTATTTTGCAGAGCCGTGGCAGAATGCACTGATATCCTTAACCCCGAACCTAGCCTGATTATTTTCCAATTTTCCAAGTAATGCGTTACAGCTACGGTGCAGCACCGCACGGACAGCCCCAGTCTTGTGGTCATGGTCAAGCACAGCGTCCTGTCCCTGCCTAGTCGTAACCGGGCCTTGACAGATAGCACATTTGCCGCCCTGGGCTACCAGCAACTTCTGCCTTACCTCTTTAAGTTGAGATGTTGTTAAGCGTTGCACGGGCTTCCTTTACTCGCTTGTCGAGACGTTCGCAGGCGTCCCACATGGATTGATCGAACACATGGCTAAAACGTCCTGGACCGCTATGCTCCGCAAAATCAAGGACATTGGCCTTCGGCCCCGTTCGCATCCACATAAGACAGGCTTGCTCAACGAAGCGGTCATCGGCGTAGTCACTGGGGCATCCGTCTGACCCATAGAAGAAGTACCCTCCACGATAAAGCTCAATGGCTTTCTGACATGCGGTGTCGCTATCCTTAATGCCGTCTAGCAACTTGTGCGCAGTCTTCTCGCCAACCGCAATGAACTTGACATTGTTACCGCCCTTGAGGTCCACATGGGCCTTCTCAAGACCTGGGCAATTGTCTGCCGTGTCGCCCATGAGCATCTGCAGCCAGAACCACTTGAGGCCGTAGACCTTCTCGTTAGGCCCGATAACCTCGTACTCTCCCGGTTTAACTGTGGTCAGACAATGCTTGGTCCAATCGACATGCAGCCCTGGCAACATGCGCATGTCTTTATCTGCTGTGGCAAGGGCTGCGTACCCGGCCTGAGCGGGGTTTCCGATGGCGAAATAGGAGCAAGCGCCGAACCCGTCATCGGCTTCGCGGGTAGCCCAAGTTTTGGACTGAAAAGCGTCTCCGGTATAGTTGAGCAGCAGTTCTCGCAGATAGGAATAGTTCTTGGGCTTTCTGCCGCTATTGCGTTGGCCTTGATATGGCTTAACTGTCGCAGCCAGATATCTTTCGCCCTTGTGGCACCCTGACGCTGTGTTATGGACAACGGCCTTACTCGCACCTGTGAGAGATATATAGCGATCAACAGCAGCAAAGGCGTTCATGCGGGCCATTCCAGGCTCACACTCGTCATTGCCGCTGGCATGGTAGGCAAGGTAGTCGCCGTCGATGTGAACGACTAGCCCAGGCACCTTAGCGGGATAAATCGGCTGGGATGGCGCTTCCGCAGCAGCTTGGGCAATCGCCCCGGCAAATGCGTTCATGTAGGCGTGATCCTTGTCGTTGTGCCGTCGCTCTCTACAAGGTAACTTGGCCGGGATGCAGCTTCAAGTCGATCCATGCTGTCTGCCTGCCGTTTCTGGCTAATAGCAATAGAGGCCAGCATAAGCCCGATGAAGTGTTCAGGATCGAGGTTCTCTTCATCCTGACCGCGCAAGCATCCGGTAATGCGCGGTTCTAAGAAGTCGGTGATTTTCATGTAATCTCCTATGACAAACTCGCTATCAGGGCGTAGAG